CCGGCGTGAGCCTTAGAAGCCTTCTCAAGCTTTCTTGCGACGCTTAGTATTTTTCTGTGCATATTATTTTTTATTTAAACCCCATTTTGTTTAGCTTATCCAGCGCGGGTTTATTTAGCTCAATTCGACGTTTCGTTTGTTGATATCTTTTGAACATTTCCTCAGACATTACAAAGTCTTTTGGAAATTGATCTACAATTTTAACGTATTGTTCATCTGCAGCCATCCTTCCGGTTGCTCTTTCTTTCATAGTAAGAGGTCGATCTAAATCTAATACCTTGCGAGCAAATCCTTCTCCGAGGTCAGCCGTGCGTTTTAATGCCTTTTGAATTTTAGGAGAAACGCGTTTATCTATTTGTAATACTTTGCGAACAAATTTGTTACTTTTTTCTGGCATTTTTCTTCCTTAGTTTTTTGAGGTCAGCCCCAGTAATTTTATTACGAGGGGGTGCAACCCTAGCTAACTTCTTTTGTTTTGGACTGTATTTGCTAAATGGCATTACTTCTTTTTCTTTTTCATGGCCATCTTCTTCATCCCCTTAGCTTTTGCAGCTTTAGATGGACGGCCTACTTTACTTCCGTATGTTCCTTTTCCCATTGGCATAATATTGTCTTTCGTTATTTGATTATTGATTTGACCCAAGCTACGAGCTTAGATGCGACGGATTTTACCTTAGTGATAAATTTATCTTTAGTTTTGCAGATGAAACATTTCATAATTATTTTTTTCTTTTATTGTGAAAATCAAAAAGGACTTTTACCTTTTCTGTAAGAGCTTCGATGTTGTAGTGCATTCTAGCCAGCACAATGATGAGCGTAATAATTCCAATACCGATAGGCCAGAGAGATGATATGATTTGTAAAAGTTCATTCATTTAATAGTAGAAGAGCCGAAGTAGAATCCAACAATAGCTAGAACTGTTTGACGAACCTCTGGCAGAATTAAGTAGCCGTTGAGAGTTTGGTATTTGACTCCTCCAAACAATCCAAAGAAACCTTTTGTCTCTTGTCCTACCGTAACACCCTCTGGGCTGTGAGCTAATATAAATGGGGCTATAACGACCGCAAACAGCACAGTGCATACAATGACCCGCCTAACCCACTCTCCGCCCCTTGTAGCGGCTTTCTGGTGGCTTTGGTCGGCTGCAGCTTGTTTCTTTAGCATAGCGTCTACAGTGCCTTGTTGATTTGCTACTAACTGCCCAATCAGTTTAAATACGAAGCCAGAGGCTCCTCCTCCTAGCATAGCTATAAGTTCGGTAGTCATTTGAGTTCCTTTAATAGTTTATAAATAGAAAGTCCTAAGAATACAAAAGTCATTATACCAACGACTAGACTAACTGCGCCGTTAATGCTTTGTAATCCAAGACAGGCAAAGAATCCAGTTGATCCTACAGTTCCTCTGAGCATAGTATCCATAGCAATTAGTCTCCGTCAAATAATGGCGTGTAGTGATCAACGGTTGATGCCTTTTCGGAATCATCTAGGTCGTAGTCCGTTACGTCCAATGCCCAAGTATGGTCAATGGTTTCTTTAGGGCGAGTCAGCCAGCGTGTGCCTATACCGTTTTCTTCAATCCAATAATCAAAGCCAATCTCCTTGCCTTCTTCATCGGCACGTTCAATTCCTGCCTCTTTGCTTGCGTATATTAAGTAAAGCATTATGATATTCCGTAATGAGATGTAATGTTAGCTTCAATAGCTAAACGATTTGAGGATTGGTCAGAGGTATAAATAATTATTTCTTTGAGGTTTCCATCAATAGGATTTGTATTTCCACCAATGCTATCTGCTTTGAAAGCATCTGACCTTGTATTTGTCCCAGAAGCAGTTCCCTTAGTAAAAAATGTTATAGTATTAGATGCTCTGGTTAAAGAATAAAGAAAATCTCCTGATGTTGATATGGTAGCACCTAAAGAGGGCGAGAGACTTGAGCCAC